GTGACTTGTTTTGGCAGCTATTAAAACTCCTGCCCTCAAATTTTAATCAAGAAATTTGGAAAGAAGCCTCTAACTCTAACCAGGTAAACTTAAATTTAATAAGTTGAATACCCGATTAGGTGAGTTCTCATCTATAAAGTTTATCAAAAATAGGATGAAACAAAGTAGTAAGTGGGTCTGGACACAAGTCGAACATTTCTTCAAGTTCAATTACTTCGTCCTCAGTAATCCCAAATTGTCGCCAAAGCCAGTCTAGAACAGCTGGATAATCATATTGATCATGATCATTCCACACACGATCTAAGTCTTTATACTTATCATAATCGGTGTACTGTCCTTGTTTTCCGAGTCGAATACACATATCAGCCATTTTATCAAACACTGGTAATCCATGTGCCCATGCTTTTAGGCACTCCCCTTTACTATATAAAAGGGAAGAGGCCATTGCCTCAGGATTATGTAACGTTGGAGTTACTTTCAAAGACCAAGGCAGTGTTTGGATAACTCTATGAGGTATACGAACCATTCGATAGTGGCCGTAACACTCAATAAATTTGCAGGAGAGGAATGACAATTCTTCTAAATCAGTGTTTAAATTACACATCTTTGATGCCATTCCTACGCCATACTCTCCTTCTGTTCCCTTAGGTGCTAACACCTTGAAATACCAATGACGATAAATATTTTCATATTGTCTAGCAATACGACCAATATTATCATCACCTTTTGAGGAACTACGGAAGTGTGACTTTGGAATCCCAGCAAATTGACGGATGGTTTCTTGAATTGCGTCTGTAACAATAGAGTTATCTAAGGAGGTCCAACCTTGACCACTTTGACGGTTTTCATTAGTGTAGGTCACATCACCACGATTAACTGAAACAATACATGTTTTAGCTGCTTCATCAAATGGTAACATGATACCTTCTTTTGTCAAACGGTGGTCAATAATGACTTCAGGCATATTAAGAATTTCCCTCTTACATTCATTTTGGCACTCATTAATGATTCGACTGATACCGGTATCCATACCAGAAATATCACCATCGAACCAAATGCCATCAGGGATCTCATTCTCATATGTCTTAATCATTGAACAAATTTGGGGCCAATTTTTACGCAGACAAACCCCAGGAATATAGCAATCAGCCAATTCCTCTAGCTTATTACAAAAAGCGTTTGCTGCAATCTTATTTTCCATCAAAGGTCCACAAATTTGTCGCTCCTTAATCAAATTATAAATGGTCTGAGCCAATTCATAAGGAACATCACTCACATTAAGCTCTTTCTTAGGAAATGCATCATATTTGTTCATTTTCTTTGGATCAAATATGATTTCACTACCATTAAGTACCTTAATCACTCCATCTTGGTACTTCATATTATAGTGTTGCATCCATTCATCAAGATCAATGAGCATAAACCCATCTTTCTTGATACCCTCACGAATCAATTTATATGATTTTCGAATATTTCGGAGGAGCACTTCCATATAGGCCTGTTCATAAGTGAGCTTATTTTGGTTTTGTCTGATCGCAGCAGCCATTTGAGTACGTGCACAGGCATGTTTCACTGTGGGTATATAAAATGTACTACCTTTAAAGAGAGGGCCTATTTGACCAGCTTCAGTTTTCTCTTTAATACAAGGTAATTTGTCATAGGCTTGTTGACCAGTTAATCCCAAAATGTTCCAATCAGGGTTTCTAAACTTCCAGTTTACTTCACGGTGTAATGTTGTACTGATATCTAGTCGAGCAGGGTCAAGCACACACGTGCCTTTCAACCAATGCCGCTTATCAGAACATTTCAAGGATCCAAATTTAATTGATCGTTTGAAAACACGATTTGCCATAACTTTCAAAGTTGGTAAAACTATTGGCAAAAGTAAACATACAACAAGAAAGGCACACGATTCTTTACTGGTGATTTCACCATTTGCGGCCTGAACTTGTGGGAAGAATGACAATGCAATCATAACAATGGCAATAAACAAAGGAACAAACATTAACTTCCAGCAGTGTGAAAATTCACTAATCCATTCTTGAATAAAAGGGTAAATTCTACTATAACCCAATGGATTAGCTTCATGCTGCTGGAATAATTTGCCAAATAATCCTGCAAAAGGTCTTTCTTTGTAAGATTTACCATTAACACTTTCTTTGGCAAAGAAAACTTCATCAGAAGTGTTGGTAACATCACAAAGATCCCGTAAATCAATATTAGTATTGATATTTGCCAGGATTATGGCATTCTTTTGTCGAGTAAAATCAACAGAATTGGAATTTTTGTTCTTTGCCTCACTTAAAAGTGACTTCATTGTTCGTATGAGAGCATTGGGTGAACCAATTGTACCGAAAAGTGTTTGATATGCTGATGCATATTCAGTAGGATCTACTTCTAACACTTCAATTTTCTTCTGATTCTTAATAGTTCGTACTAAAGTTAATTTCACGAATTTATTTTCTACTATAACTGCTTTCTGAACAGTTACATATTCTTTACACCTCAATCGAATATTATTCAAAAAGGAGAGAATGTTGCTAGCTAAATTAGTGGCCATTCCACTTAAAGCGCCAACATTAACAAACTCATCTTCAAAAAGAATATTATCGAGAGGTTTTGAGAAGTCTTCCTCCTCTTTCTTCAGAAAATAATCGGAAACATATTCAAGACCTTTATCAACACCAGTCAAGCAGCACATCTCTACAAGAATGTAATCATGTTTACCGGTGGAAAGTCTATTCCGAACATTATAAAGAATCGTATATTTCTTGCCATTCACTTCACGAATACGACCCCAAGAATCATTCTTCCCTGTGGCAATTACTGCATGTTGATATGAGTGAGAATTGCCATGTACTGAGGAATTTACCTGATATGAACCTTCTACCAATTCAATATTTGTGGTAGATTCATTATCAAAGGTATTATATGATAAAATCTTAGATCGTATAGCTTGTGCATAATCATGGAATGTGCAATAACCGTACTTAGGTGTCACCAACCCTTTCTCTCTATCATTTCGAGTAGTTCGTAGCAATTCATTCTCAATAGACAACAAAACACCTGGATAATAGGCAGAGTCTATTGAGAGAAAAGAAGATTGATCACGCCATTTCAAATTAGTCATTGGATCAACACAATCACAAAGTTGATTTTCAACCTTGTAATTACAATAATTCAAGGTTCCTTTATCAAAACTTGTTCCCAACATTCTAGCCCAGTTCATATGGCGGGCTTCATCTTGTTGGTCAAGGATAGGATTACAACTATGGATGAAATTGACCCAGGGGATCTCATTCTTCGTAATAGGATCATGTGTTGTCGATGTAAAATTACGGTTTAGGTGTCCACCAATTTCGTGGAAATGTTCTTTAAAACCCAAACCGCGCACTATGATCTGATTTAAATGCTTGCGAACAAAAGCTAGATAAGCATGAGGATGCTCATCTGTAAGAGAGAGGGTGAATTTGGCTTTCCCTTGCTTGCTAAGATGTTGATACTTAATATCAGTGAGATACTTAACAGCTTCGGGACCAAATGTGTATTTCTCATTCAATCGGAGGGCATTGGCGCCAGAATAACGCTCTTCCTTGGTAGCATCGTTATTCTGAACACTTTGTTTCTTATTTAGATTATTAGACATCCTAGGATGATAGAATAATA